TTGATTTGATAAATATACTTGCCAGTCTTCTGCTTTCTTACCCATCATTATAACAGGTATATCTTTATGATGTCTGTTTAATAACTCAAATAAGTATATAGCAAATGGTTTCCATAAGTTTATATGTGAACCTATTGAGTTAACTTCACACGTAAATGCTGTATTAAGTAATAGCACGCCTTGATTTGACCAACGTCTTAAGTCATTATTATAACCTTCATGTTCACCATATATAGCTTTAAATATATATTGCAAAGATTTTTCAGTTTTACCTTTTTTAGAACAACTAAAAGCTATTCCGTCAGCTACTCCTAGTTGAGGATATGGATCTTGACCTATGACTATAACTTTAATATCTTTGTATGGACATTCTTTAAATGCATTAAATATGTCTTTGAACCTTGGTGTAAATCTTTTTCCAGACTGATACATACTAACCAAACTATTTAGTATTATATCAAAACTTAATCCATTTATAAAAGGAGCTAGAGCAGGTGTCCACCCTGATTCCTCTAATGTATCATTCATTCTTTCTCTTAGATTGTTGATGTCTATTTCTAATTTTTTCATATATTATTGTATATTTGTATTATAAATCTTATTATTATGGAAGACAAGAAACAAACTGTACGTAAAATAGTTACATATGATTTTAGTAAGCTTATTAAAAATATAGAAGTGTCTCCTGCTTTTATTCCTGGTTTACAAAATGTATATTATAGATACATTTCTGAATTTTATGATGATTATAGTAAGATAGGTGAGTTAACTGAGAAGTTTCATAACATTATTACTGGTAAGCTTAAAGGTGATGATTCATCCTTAACGCCTATAGAGCATGAGTTATACACTGTATACTCTTTAACACACTTACTTAAAGCTTTTGCTAAACAACAGAACTTAGAAATTGAAGAAGAGTTACCTGTTGATGATGAGAAGCTTGCTGAATTAGCTGAACAAGCTAAGTCTAAAAAAACTCCTGGTGAAGGATTAGCATTCTTAGCACAAGAGATAGCTAAACTATCTTAACTGCATTCCGCTAAAGTCACCTATTTCTACACATGCTTGTATGGCAAGATTTAATTCATCTTTATCACACTCTCCAAATGATTTACACCACTCTACTCCATTCTTATTAAAACATAGGCCAGCTTTACGCTTAACTTGTAGTTTTACTTCTTCAAATGTGTAACCAATCTCATTAGCTATTTCTCTAATCATAGCATGTATTCTTGCTAGCTGAGGATTACTACCCTTACCGTCTTGTACACCAATAAATAATTCTATTTTAGAACCATTTGGCTGCTTTTTAAAAAAGTTGTTATACTTAGTTTCAAAAGCTTTTATAGGAAAATGTAACTTTCCATCTTTGATTTCTGCTTTTATAAATAGTTGATCTTTCATAATGATGTGTACCACATTATAGCAATACATATAGCACATATGCATAAAATCATACCTGTTGCTCTTTCAGTTTGTTCAACTCTCCATCTTGATCTGCCTTGTCTATATTTTACATCTTGTTCTATACTATTTGTTTGCATGTCTTGCATGTCTTTTTCTAGTTCTTCACTCATAAGTTTTTAGTATTATATCATCTATGTTATCTAAATCTATATCCATTTCATCTAGTAGAGGCATTATATCAACACCTACTGTATTACCGTTTTCATCCTTTAAAGGCATGTATACTGCATTTATATCTATGTAAGCAGGAGAACCTGGAGTACCAGGGTCACCATTACTTTCTGACCATACTTCTTTTTCTGCTTTGTTATAGGTATAATCTACTTCACAATATAAAGCTTTTTCTTCTAACTCTTCATCAATCCAAGTTGTTATGTTATATGTATATCTAGCCATTATTTAAATCTTAATGTGTTATTGTCTACTATAACAAACTCTTGTCCACAGTCTAAACAACTAGCTTCTGTTTCATTACGTACCATACTATGTATTTTATTTTTACCAAAACAATTAGGACAAACGTGATCCATATCTGGTACTAACTCTTCACATGTTACACGTGCTAAGTCTTGTATCATAGCATCATGGTCACCATGGTATTTCTCTTCCATTTGTGCCATAAATATTTCTTTCATTTTTCCCATAGTTATAGTTTTTTAAAGCAATTCCTTTTATGTTCTAGCATATTGCTTACTGTTAGTTTATTAAGTTTATTTATAAATTTAGTTCTTCCTACTCTTTGACCTATATAATAAGCTAGTCTTATTACTAGCAGATTTACAGCTATAAGTATTATATATATTGTTATTTTCATTATTTCCATTAATTATCTCTTTAAAGGGTTATAGTATTTAATTTTGTTTTGATCAAAACCTTTCAATGAGGACTTGACCCATGATGCATCCTGCGTTCCTTTGTAACATAGTATGTGACATGTTGCAGTCTCACTAGGATTTAACCTGAGTAGTCTTCCTATTCTCTGTGCTGTTTTCTTTTCATTACCATAAGCATGCATAATAATACCTTGTTTAAGGTTTTTTATTGTAACACCTTCTGATAACTGTAACACACAAGATAGCTGATCTATTCTTCCATCAATAAACATCTCTAAGTTATCTTCTGACTTCTTATTAGTAGAGTGATAGCTGTACTTACATATTCTATCTGCTTGTTTCTGAGTGTTAGCAAATATAATACACTTATTACCTAAGTTCTTTAGTAAGGATTTAGTATAGTCTTCTTTAGTAGTGTATTCCATTAAAGCTCTCATCCTCATTATTGCAGCAAATTGCTTTTGCTTTTGAGTTTGTGCTTCAACCACTCTATTAGTTACATAGCCATAGTCTTTTACTTCATTGGTCCACCATGTACCGCCTGTAGTTTTATTAGTCTTCTTAAGTGTTGGTAACTTAGATAATTCTAACTCATGTATAATGATTTGATAATCATTTAATATGTTAGAATCTGTTGCATCATCAACACTGAATTCATATTTGATTGGACAGTACTTATGTATTAATCTACCCTTTTCTGATTGTTTATCTCTTGGTGGTGTACCGGTTAGTCCCAATACTTTACCTTTAAATAAACCTAAGAAGAGTTCATGTGATGGTAACAGTGAGTGACATTCATCCAAGTAAACTATATCATAGTTATTAGGATTATGTTTCTTTAGTGATAGATATGTAGTAAATGTTATATGCTTTACTAGTTTCTCTAAGTCCATCTTGCCTAACTCATCAACCCATGATTGGGCTACTGAGTGTTTTGGTATCACTACCAAGGCTTCTATTAAAGGATTATAGTTAACCATAAGGTGTTGTATAGCAATTCTTGTCTTGCCTACACCCATAGATATACCTAACCCACATCTTTTATTTTTTAATGCAATATCTAATGCATCCTCTTGTACTATTTCTCTGTTGGTCATTTATTTTCTTGTGTTCTTGGAAGAGAAAATCCCAGTTCAATTGCTTCAACTGTGTTTTCTTCTATCCACATGTGACAATTTCTACAGACTGGTAACCATGTGTCTACATTTAAATGGTTTAAACCTCTGCCTTGTTTGTGATGTATGTCTGTTGCCTTGATACTACAGTTGTGTATATTAGCATGACATACTGGATTGTCTGTCAAATACGGCACACGCATCTTGGTGTATGCCGCATTTAACTTAGACATTTTTTTTGAATAATTACTGATTCTCATTTGTTATTGTAAAGAAATTTCTAGGCAATAATCCTAATGACAAGAACTTAAGTATAACATCTTCATAGTTAATACCTAACTCTTTGAAAGTCATAGTGTTATTGTAATCCTCTAACGTTTCTTCTGCAGGTACAGATAGTATATATTCTACTGTCTTGCCTGTAAAAGTCTTACGAAGATAGTTATTTATTTTCTTACTGCAAATGGTTTGCTTCCAAGCATTTATTTCTCTTTGTGCTCTTCTCCATACTCTGCTTATTCTACGTTTTTTATCCCAATGAAGCTTGTTAACTTCTTCAGGTTTATAGACATTAAGGCCATGAAGGACTCTTTTAAATAAGAACACTTGATACTTGTTTAGTTTTGAATAATTTAGTGAATTGACTATAGATTCAGGGTGTAACTGGTACTCACTGAGTAATCCGTAGTATTGATAACGTTCTTCTCTCAATTTTAAGAGGTTTACTTGTTTATGTTGATCTAGTTTTTGTAATTGTTTTTGTGATAGCATTTTAGTAGTGTTTTTTAGTTAATGATTTTTTAATAATACAAAAGAGCTGAGGTATTACCCTACCCCAGCCCTATTGTATCTCCAACAAATTAAATTATAGTGAGAATTCCTTTTCTAGGTCTTCTACTTCAACTTGGTTGTTATCATCAACTACTTCTTCTACTTCTTCTTCTACATCTTCCACACTTTCTACAAACGCTTGGTCTGGAGTCTGTGTCATTGTTTCATTATTAACAGTGACACCATTTGCTGTTCTAATTTCATCAGCATTAGTGTGGTCTATGAATGTATCTTGTGCATTTGGATCTGACTTGAACTTTGTTGTTCTATAGATGTTTCTTTCTTCACCTGTCTCACGATCTACACTCTTGCAGATTACTCCTGTCTGACCAGCTAACTTAAGATTACGATCATCACCTTCAAAAGATTCTAGAACTACTATTCTACCTCCTGGTTTAGTAGTAGAATCCCATCCTAGAGATTGTAATACTTCCATTTGGCCATGTAATAGTGTAGATACAGGCTTTTTGTTTACAAAACCATTGTTTATTGTGATTCTGTCTTGTACTAGTCTAATGTGACCAAATTCTGAATTGTTTTGTGATTGGCGGATAACATTTCCCATGTCATCAGCAATGATTGTTACTTCTTGATTTAAATTTTGCATTTTTAAATATGTATTAAATTAATTAATGATTAATGAGTCTAACTATTAGACATCATCTGAATGGAAATACGGGTCTTCCATCTTTTCAAAAGCCTCCATCTCATCTAAGGCTGGCTCAAATTCTTCTATAAACTCTATAGAATCTTTGATTTCCTTAGGTGTAGTTGTACTGGAGAAGCTATTATAAAAAGGATTACCCACTTCTTTTGTATAAGCTGAACTTAATCCATTTAGATCCTGTACCTCTTGATCTGAAAGAGAGAGATACTGTTCTAATGAACATTCAATTATTCTACCATTGGGCAATTGTACTATCATTTTATTAATTTAATACTAACAAAAATAAAATAATAAATTGCTCTGAGACAATAATAACTAAATATCTTGGGTTAAATTCAAAAATAAAGTGCAGTATAATAGCTAACGCTTAAATTATGTATAGCTTTCTGCCTACTCTTTTTATGTATTTATGTGCTTTTAACTCTCTAATATACCTGCTTACTGTATCAGGTGTTACATTTAGAGTATCAGCTAGTGTTGACAAAGAAGGAAAACAACTTCTTTCTTTGTTTGCATAACAGGATAGTAATGAATACAATCCTTTTGCTTGTATAGTTAAGCTTGGATCAGATATGACCTGTTGACTTACTATTCCAAATTTATAATGTATCTTCTTCTTGGGCATGATCTTTTAATAGTCTAAGCAAAGCCATGTTGGTATCTAATTCTTTAATAAGATCAACATCTTTAAGAAAATACTTTTCATTCATATAAGGGCCAAAGCCTGTTTCTTTATCTGAGTGTCTCCACTTTTTATACTCATCTTTTATAAGTTCTGGTGATAGTCTAGGCATAATTTGTTATTGGTTTATCTGTATCAAGTATATCAAAGTATTTAATTTCACCTATGTCAACGAAGGTTAACTCCATTGGATTATAGGTATCTTTAAATAGTTTAAGTACTCCTTCATTATCATGATACAATAGTTCTACTTCTAATGTTGAATTAAATGGGTTGTATGGTTCACTACTCCATGTTGCACCTCCTGTTACTTTAGCAAATACATTACCATTGCCTGGGTTAAGCTTAAGGTCATCTAGTATGTCCCATTCAAACTCAGTACCTGCATGATAAGATTTTGGTCTTGCAAGACAATAGTCTCCTATTTGTAATGGTGC